TAACACACGTGTGAATTACATGCGTGTAGAGTATGTGTACATGTATTTTACAAAAAAAGGAGAACACTAACATGACACTGAAAGAGTTTGCTAAAGAATTGGAAAATGGCGTTAAAGCCGTCGCATTGGGCGATGGGCGCTATGCAGTCCTCGCGGTAGGACCTGTGGGTGAAGAAGAGGGCTTTAAGGATGTCCTGTATTCCGACACGGAAAAGAACCGCTTTAATGGCGTGGTTGGTAAGCCTTACGCCATGGAAATGAAATTGAAAGACGTGGAAGTCGAGGGTGCGGATGCTCTTATTCCGTCACTGTCCGTAACTTTCATGCATGACAAGAGAAACTATCCGTTCCATCCCATCCTGAAACGTTCTGACGTACAGGAAGCTCAGGAACGTAAACAGATTCTCGAAATTGGCGAAAAGCTCTTAGCCGGCTTTAAGAAAGCACACGTTGAGGATGACATGGACACCTTGCGTGCAGCTAAGAACGAACTCGTCAAAGCCATCCTTGGTGTGTAAGAGACTACTCTTGATATAAAAACGGTTGCAATCCCGTAGTCTCAAAGCATACCTCAATCTCATGCTATGGTTTCACAAGGACTGTACCTTAACAGTCCTTTACCACACGTAATTCACGTGATATAATTTAATAGAAAGGGGTGTTTAGAGTGCCTGAATGTGCGAAATTCAAGCTCACAGACTGCACTAAAACCATTAACGGGGCTACTGTTTATCGGATACAGTCTCTTAAACAGTTTTACACGATTGATGGCAATACTGTGCTATATGGTCAAATGGGCGGTTTTGTAAGTGACCCAGAGATACTTAGTCAATACGATAAGTCATGGGTGGGCGGCAACGCTTGTGTAGTACATGGTAAGATTAAAGGCAACGCATTAGTTAAAGATAATGCGTATTTGTTTGATACGGATGTATCTGATGATGCAATCATCCGTCACAACGCAGTTTGTCGCGGGTCAATGATATCTGGCAAAGCTACTATTACAGACGGTGCTTATTTAAAAGATGTAATAGCTACCGGTCACGCTTACGTGACAGATGATGCAATGGTTAGAGGTGATAACGCCTTTTCCTACTTAGGTGGAGATACATGCGTTTGTGGTAACGCCTTTGTCAAAAACTCAAGTCTAACAGATACGTACGTCGGCGAGAAATCAACAGTTACAGAGTCTGATATTCGTGGTTATGATGTGTGTAAATCGTCCTATTTAGAGTGTGTGACTTTAGTGGGAAAAACAGGAAACGTTTCTAACTCTATCCTAAAAGATGTATGGGTGTATACGCCGTGTAGATTTAGGGATGCGCATATCACTAAGCAAGATGAGTTTTGGTTTATGATAGCACATTCTGAGGGTTTATCGTACATAGCATTGTACCCTAATCGTGACGGTAAGGTTGTCGTCGTGTATCATGGTAGCGGATACCCCGAGACGGTAAGTCCTGACGAATTTGATAAGATTGTCGAGAGAAAGAAATACATGCCATTAAAACGGTGGCGTGCGATTAAAGACATAGCTTTAGCGTCTATTAAAAAGAGCAGAAAGGAGTAGTTATGGGTAGCATGATGAAGTACGTCGTCACAAGCGAGACAAGGGTTGTGAATGGTGAAACTCTTTACCGCATACAAAGCCTCGTTGATTTCAAAACTATCGACGGTAAAAAGGTTGAGAAAGGTAGTTATGGTGGGTATATAACTAACCTCAATTGCCTATCACAATACGGTCAATCGTGGATAAAAAGTGGTGCGTGTGTTTTTGATGGGAGAGTGTCAGGCAATGCTTTAGTTGCTGGTAGAGCGTCTGTATATGGTGGACACATTTTAGATAAGGCAATCGTTAAAGGCAAGACTAAGGTTGTAGAGTCCACGATTTATGGTAGTGCTGTCGTGCAGGATAATACCAGAGTAAATAACTCGACTGTTGGTGACACATCTGTCATTAAAGACAATGCTGTTCTTGACGATAGAGCTGTGGTTTTTGGTAATTCTATCATACGTGACGATGCTAAGGTAGTTAATTATAGTCAGGTTCTTGATGGACTAATTAAAGACTCGTCTGTTATTGACCATTCAAGCCTTGACGCTTATCACGTTACAGGAAAATCACTTGTCCGTAATGTACTTATGTGTGGTAAGGGTGATATTATAGACTCGACGATTACATCAAAAAAGCATTTTTATTTACATGTTACTTGTGGATTTGAAAAAGCACACATTACCGATATGTCACAGTTTTTCTTTATCCCATTGGGACATAGGCGAATGGCTTACGTTGCTATTTATCCAAACGTTGATGGTGAATTAATGGCATCGTATAGGTCATGCGGGGATAGTCATGTCGTTACACTTGAAGAATTAGATAAACGTGTACGTGATGAACATATTGTTACGGAAGAATTTTGGGATAAGTTTTTATCCTTAGCGCGCATGTTTCAAAACGAAAACGTTAAGGTGAAAGACCCATGGGAGTAGTGTGTGAGAGGTGGTGAGGATATGGATAATGTTATGAGTTTCATTGGTGCTGGCATTGTCCTTGCACCTATGGCTATCTTTGCGATAGCTGTGTTGTTCGCTATTATTCAGGTTGTATTTGATTTTGTTGTGCGTATAGTGAAAGGATGATACGAGTGAGCGAAAAGAAATATGTTTTAATGGAACAAGAAGAAGTGTATAATGGTAACGTGTACCATCAGGTTAAAGCAGTTAAAACATTCAAGACGATTGAGGGAGAGACGGTAAAAGCCGGTACATTAGGTGGATTTATCCAAGATGAAAGCTGCCTATCTCAAGACGGTAGATGTTGGGTAGACAAATATTCACATGTGATGGCTGGCTCTATCGTAAAAGACGATGCGTTGTTATCATATTCTTTTATTGAGGGTAACTCATGCATATGTGATAAGAGTAATCTCGACGAGGTATACGTAAGCGGTACTTACATAGGCGGCAATTCGGGACTTACCTATGCCAACATAGATGGCAAAGGATTACGCCTTATTAATGTAGATGTCTACGATACAAACCTTGAGATTAACGGTGAAATTACTCTTGTTAATTGTAGATTTGCGAGAGACTGAGGTGACGCGAATGAGTGAACCTATTGTAAGTCCGTGGATATTCTATACGATGGACGTGCTTGTATCGTTACATCATTTTTTGTTTATTACTATAATTGTACTTGCGGTACCGTTTTTCTTAGGTTTATGTGCGTACTTAAGTTCTATAGTTGATGATGGTGTAGACGATGAAACATTGGAAGTCCATATGTGTGTGCGTAAAATCTTCTTTATTCTCAGTGCTATTATTTCCGTATCGGTTGTATTAATCATTGCAATACCATCACAGGACACGATGTATAAAATGTTAGCTGCTAATTACTTAACGCCAGCTAATATAGAAAGTGTTGGTGAAAGTGTGGACAAGATTGCGGATAAGGTTGTAGAAAAGATTAACAACATTCAAAAGTAATTAGGTGTTATCAAGATGGGAAAAGGATGGTGGTGATATTCATGAGTGATTTTGAACGTAAAATAACTCAAGTGTTCATGGCTGAGATTGGGGTAAGTAACAACGTGGAATTTAAGGTGAAACGATTACCAGAAATGCCGTGGTACTTAGGGAAAAACACGTGGGTATGTAAGTTCATTGACTATGTATTATATGTAAAGCGGTATGGTAAATGGGAAGAGTGTTACGATTTAACGGAATACGTTTCTCACATGCGTCGTTATTCGTTCGAGGTGCAGGAATTTAATCCACAAGAAATGGATTTATATTATTTTGTAACTCCACGTGGGACTGTTTCGAGTGGTCATTACTATCATTTAAATACCCCGTGCGTTGTCAATAAACTTATTGGAAACTGTTTTGCAACAGAAGAACAGGCGATGAACAACATAAACAAGATGATGAAAAAATACAATACATTAAAGGCGATAGCGCAAGAGAAAGGTGGTGAGAATAATGCATAAACCAAAGTGGAATGAAAAGAAATGGGACCCTAAAATTATGGCGTGGGTTGCTGATGATGGTGACGGGATTCCGATTTACAAACTTATTGATGGGACTATCACATACGATAGACCTAAGGGATTTAAGTTAGAATATATTTTATCAGACAAAAACGATACAGATGAAGACGTTGAGGGTAATGCACGCGTGATAGACAGTGGCTTAACGTATGGTGCTAATGTAGGTGGTAAGAGTTTAATTAGGAACTGTACCCTTAGAGGGAACAGAACGTTTGGCGATTGTGAACTAACTAACGTTAGAACAAGTGCTACCTACACGCACATTACAAACTCAACCATTACATGTGGTATAAGACTACCAGATTATGACGATATATTTAATGCAAACATCCGACATAAACATGATTACTTTATCTCGCCATACTTTTTCGCTTACAACGATAAGGATGGAAACATATCTTTCTTGTTTAAAGATGAATATTCTGATAAGCGGATAACGCTTGACAAGTATGATGAGTATGTTGCTACATATAATGAGCATCTGCAACCGTACTTTAAGTATATGAAACCAATTGTTGTACGCTATTTGAGAGGAGAGTTTCATCATGAGTAATTTCAAGCACAAGATAGCTCAGGCATTTATGGCTGAGATTGGAGCAGGAGAGGGGGTGGAGTTTGATGCAGAACGTAAATGTCTTATGCCGTGGCAGACCATAAGGACAAAGCGTAGGTACAAGTTTGTTGATGGTGAGTTGCAGGAAAAGCGAGATGGTAAATGGGATAAGTCATATGACCTGATGAATTATATACAACACATGGATGATTATACGTTTATAGTTCACGAATTTAATCCCAAAGAGATGCAGATATACTATTTCGTTACGCCGTATGGAAACGTAGCAAGCGGGAATTACTATTGGAGAAATACTATATGTGCTGCTAACAAACTTATTGGAAACTGTTTTGCTACACGTGAGCAGGCAGAGAATAACATGGGTAAAATCATTCAGAAGTTTAACTCGATAAAGAGTGTTCAAGAAAGTGAGGAATAATTTATGTGTGTGATTGGTGTGTATAGAAAGAACATCCCGTTTAATTATGATGAGATGGACAATTGTTTTACGCGGAATAAAGATGGTGCCGGTGTCATGTGGAATGATGGACACACGGTACATATCCGCAAAGGTTTTATGGAGAAAGAAAAGTTTATCGAATTTTTAAAAACGCTACCGGACAATTGCGATAGAGTTATTCATTGTCGTATTGCTACCGCCGGTAAGGTATCTCCAGAGTGCTGCCATCCATTTCCCGTGTCGCCTAAGTATGAGGAGATGAGATTGCTTGACACCACTGCAACGTGGGCGTTTGCTCACAATGGCGTGCTGCACAGCTACAATCCACAAGGTGGATTGACAGCTAACTATTCAGACAGCATGGCGTTTGGTAAACGGATGCTAAACGAATTGTTAGTGCGTGGACTTGACTTGCACGATTCACTAATCGAGGAATTGTTAAGCTCACACATTGGTTATTCTAAGCTTGCCGTAATGAATAAAGATGATGTGAGTACGATAGGTAACTTTGAACAGAGCTTAACAAGCAAGGCAACGTATAGCAATTCATCGTACCTGAAACAACAGTACGGTAGGTACGGTGGATATAACTATGGCAGCTATGGATACTATGGATACAGTAGTCAGTACGGTAATACGTGTGGTGCTACTTGCATGTCTACTACACAGTCAACTACCAGCAATACAACTCCAGCTTTAACACAGGCAAGTGTAAGTAACACAAAGTTTCCGCCAGCACCGGTAAGACTTGAGATTAAATTCGTACTCAAGGATGATGTGCAGACGTATGATAAGGATGATATCAAGGTATTGCTTGAGGCTATGCTTAATGATTATGATATGACCGTGTCGTCCATTCGTGTGTATGATAAAGTAATTTTCCTTGTACGCGCAGAGATAGATGAGGATTTGTTTAAGATGTATCACTTTGATAAGGCATCGGAATATGATTTCTATGATACGTATGCGCGGAGAAAACTAACCGGTAAGATTAAGGTAATCAAGCAGCGCACAACTAAGAAGTCTAAGACTGTAGCGTTGCTGAAAGCGAGGTGAGTAATATGGAATTGTGTGAGGTGGAAAGGTTAAAGCCCGAACACTTAGGCGATAGTAATTACGTTGCTTTCCGTGTGTGTGATGGTAAGATGTTGATGGTACACAAACCAATAAGGAACATCAACCATTACTTTCACCACGATATTACGTCATGGTTTGAGTGTCCTGTTAACTCGCCTGATTTTATGGAATTGTTTTTGAAACATAGGCTACACAAGGACGCGTGGTTAGGTGACATACACCACTGGATGATTAGTGAGTTTAAGGATGTGGAGAACAACTCTATATTCTTTAACGATAAGTTTGAATACTGCTTGAAGTATAACGGTATGGCTTATTACATTGAGAGCTCACAGTACTTGCGTGTGTATGAACCAAAGCCTGATGACAAGGTGGTGTGGACGCGAGCGTGTAACACGGAAAGAAATTCTGTTGAGCTTAACAGCGGTATATATTACGGCGGTGTGTTTAATGGGCATCAAACATTGGTACCATCCGACCAAGAACTGTTCCGTGCATTAGGTAAAGTAAACAAACTGTTCTTGTGGAATACATACGTACAGTTGGGTGTCATGTTTATACCACAAAGAGAGGGTGTAGATAACGACATAATGTATGTTCAGGATGTAATTGATGACGGCTATCAGTCAATGGTACAGGTAGTCAATAGGGATAGCATATTGTCTAACGATGGTGAGTATGAATATTATCCTATTGAGGGTTCAGATTATAGGCGCAGAAATGCTTTGTCTAATACTTTATTGGGTAGTGATACCAAACAATATGTAAGGGGTACTCACTTATGTAATTACGATATTGTAGATAATGTACCTTCGGAGCTTACGTTAAGCATACATTGGGTAGACCTACCGCCTTATGACCAGAGGGCTATACACACGACAGAGGAAAACTTTGACAAACATTTTATCAAGATTGATGACAAATATTATCCGCGCCTGTTTGTGGTACGAACTGGTCCGTCAACGTTTAAATACGATGAGGACTTAGCCGAGAGGTGGGACTTCATTATAAATAATGATACGCCTATCACAGAAACCTCAGGGTATTATCGTGATAAGGAAACTAAAACGTGGTTGCCGGATACTGTTCCAATGAAACCAGATGGTGTATACTTCTCACCGTTATGGAACTCAAACCCTTGTGATAATTGTGGACAGATACAGGTTTCGGTGGGGTATCAAACAATCGTTATCCCGTGGGAACATACGATTAAGGTATACAATGTATGCAAAGATTGTTTGCACAACCTGCCCGTTCTTGAACTTGACAATAACACATATCTTACAATTGAGTTACGTGGAGTGGATGTTGTTGATGGTGTTGTTAAAGACCACTTCCATTTACCTGATACAGTCCTTACTCCATCCGACAACATGACAATAGTACATGAGAGAAATGACATCAGGCGACGCGTATTGAAACAAAGCCTGTACGGAACGGACGGTACACCTCGTGCAGATGTATACTTCCAGTCTGACGGTACGGCGTACAAGTTATGTACAGGTATTCAAAACTATTGGTTCAAGCCACGTCCAATGTTCTTTGGTGAAACGTCTAATCATAAGTTTATGGGCGTTGAGCTTGAGCTTATGGATGGTGGTGTTAGTAACAGCAGCGCCACCAAGATTTGCAAACTGGTTCCTGAAATGTATTGCAAGACAGACTCGTCACTTGATAAGGGGTTTGAGTTAATCACAGAGCCGTGTACGTTAGACTACCACCTATCTAATCTCAAGTGGGATTATGTTTTAAAAACAGCTTGTGCGTTAGGGTACACCTCAAGACAAGGTAGTGGTATACATGTACACGTAAGTAAAAAGTTTTGGGGCAAGTACATAACATCAGGGTTAGTAAAGTTGTGCTGGTTCTCAGACAGATATCGAGAAAGTTTAAGAGTGTACGCACGCAGAGGTAAAGATGAGTTTAACAGGTGGGCAAGACCTTATGGGTTTACAGTGCCGCTTAGCGACTGTGTAAGTAATTACAAAACAATGTACAATAAGTATAACAGTAGCAGCCAGCATCACTGTGCTATAAACTTAATGCCAGCTGACACGGTAGAGATTAGATTGTTTGCCAGTACGTTAGACATCAAACGGCTACATTCCATCTTGCAGTTTACCGATTGCTTAACTGACTTGTCGTTACTTCCGCCTAAGGATATTTACTGGAACAAGTTGTTTGATATTGCAGAACGAAAGGGCTATACGGAATTACTTACCGACCCAACATTTCACAGAGAGGAGATACAGTTATGAGCGAGGTAGAACGTGCAACGGAACAGGAATACATACAGCAGTTAAGTGGTGCGGTCGTTGGGAAGTTTGGATTAAGCTTTACTCCAACGACTAAAAGATTATATCCGAGTGATAGTGGTTTTATAATATACGTATCGAGAAACATGAGTGATATGGAGCTTAGGTTATACTATATGTATGCCGGTTACGATAAGGGTAGTAGCTTTGGTATAGTGCTGCCTGATGACCCATTCCATAAGATGGAATTGTTATCTCGCACATCTGAAATAAAAAGATGGATGAACCAAGAGTACATGTTTAAGATGGGTACGTGGAAAGATGTTTGTGATAATCAGGTGGCTATACTGCCGGACATGAGGTATGTACTTAAGTACAACAATAACTTGTACACGGTACACAACTGCCACCTTGTTAAGTCGCCTGCTGCGGAAGTCCCTGAGGATACTCCGTGTTTATATTCAAGACAAACCACAGCGAGAAGACAACCACTGGGAGATTGTTTTTGGTATGGCGTTGATAAGTTACATTATGTTGTGGTGCGTCCTGACATCAAGCTGCTAAGAGAGTTACCAGATGTCAACACTTTGTTTATCGGTAACTTAGGATTACCTACTGGTGTAGTGCGTTCAACGCGCACCTGTAACAGACCGTTATTACAATGGTACATAAGAGAGTCGTCCGACGGTCATTGTAGAATTGGCAGTAGCTACTATCCAAAATTTAGGCGAGAAAACAACGCTCCAACCATGAACGGTAGGTACAGTATAAACGCTGGCGCTGATGGGTTTATCCGTTACATGAATTGTACCGGTAATCCATTCGTAAAAATTGCCGTTCAATGTTACGATGTTGTAAACGGTTACGTTGTATCCCCGGGTATACTGAAACTTTATAAGGTAAAAGACCACAAGAAGTATAGGTACATAAGAACTACTCCAGCAACAATACGGAAATATTTTATGAAAGGTGGTGACGGATGGTATATTCCACGCGCACATGTTGTTAGGTTAAGCAAAACTAAAACCATGTACTCACCGGAATTGGCGTACAAAAATCCACTAAACACTATTGCTGAAATGTACCACGTGCATGTTCATGACGATGAAAATAATATTTGGGTACCAGACCAAAAGACATTGACAATGATAAAGTCAAGTGATATCATTAGGTCATCAATCAACAGCACTGTGATAAAGTATCTGGGAGAACATAACATCCCAGCATACTATTACATTCGGGATGCTGTCCGTTGTTCTGTTTGCGGCAGCTTAATTCCACCAAAAACCAAACGTGATATTCCACTTTTGTATGTTGATGACGATGGGCGTACACATAGCACGCACGTTCGTTCATGTTGTACGGAACAACGCAGTCTACACAAAGGTAAACTCAATACAGATACAGGGTTTGCTATAGTTAGAGTAACACAGGAGTATGCACAGAAACACAACTGTGGTATGAAAACATATACTGTGGGTAACGAGAGAAACCTTATCAGGGTTAAGAGTAGAGAGAGCGAAGACCTTTATTTTAAACCGTCGCTTGTACATAGGGGAAAGGTACCGGCAGAGTTGGGAAGATACAGACCGGAACACAATGATATCGTTAATTTAAAGTGTACACACGTACATCAGTATGGATATAAACCAACGCCCACGTTCTTTGGTAAGACTGACAATCACAAGTATATAGGTGTAGAACTGGAATTAATGTATGGCGGAACAACCGATGAGAACGCAGGAAAAATCTGTAATGGGTTTAGTGAATTGTATGCAAAGAGAGATGGTTCGCTAACTCGTGGTCTTGAATTGGTAACTGAGCCGTGTTCGGTGGGGTATCATATTAAAGATTTCGGCTGGGAGACCGTGGTGGATAGAGCCAAACGTTTAGGATATGAAGATGCAAGCGGCAGTGGTATACACGTGCATGTAAGCAGGGAATTTTGGAAAGACCAGAACAAGATAGCAGACCTTATCCTGTTCTCCGACATGTACAGAGAGAATATCTTTCGCTTTTCGGGACGGACACGAGCTAAGTTCGACGAATGGGCGGCGATGTATTTTAATATAGAGAACACCCGTATACGTATGGGCGAGAGTAATGTTACGCTTATGAGTTGGTATATGAACCGCAGAAGCCATACACGTGGCATTAATATAAAACCACGGAACACCGTAGAGTTTAGGTTCTTTGCCAGCACAACAAACGCCGACAGGGTTAAATCAATCGTAGAGTTTGTGGACTGCCTATCGGATGTATCACTGTTACCACGCAAGGAGATGAGTTGGGAAAAGATAAAAGACATTGCGATAGAGAAGAGATACACACATCTATTATCGGATGAATTGTTTATCGAGTCCTGCAATGTCTCGGCTTAAGTGGTATCAAGTACAGGGCGTAAGTCGTATGATGGATGACGATGTATTTATTCAAGCCGATGTGATGGGCATGGGCAAGACTGCACAAGCCATTGAATACATGGAGAAGACAGCTGGTAAGTACATTGTTATCTGTCCTGCCTCACTTAAGTATAACTGGCAGAACGAATTACAAATATGGACACACAAGTTAATAGAGACTGATTGTTACGGACAAGATATTATCATTACAAATTATGAGAGGATTGGAAAACTTATTGATGATTTAGGTGAAACAGTTACACGATATAAGGGAGTGATATTTGATGAAGCGCATAACCTAAAGAACATACACGCGGCAAGAACACAAGAGGCACGCAGGCTGGTAGACTTAGTTGGTAATCCTATGATGCTAACTGGCACGCCCATACTTAATAGACCGGACGATTTAATTGGACTGTTATACGTGGGTAAGAAGCTGCAAGACTTTCACGGTGAAGAAGCTTTCAAGTATAGGTACATGAGAGAACTATCGAAAGATAGTGTCGTGTACTTAGACAGTGTTAGCCGAACGGAAGAGTTACAGCGCAGGATAAATAAATATATTGTACGCAGAACATGGAACAGTTTAGGACTGCCAGCCTATCCGTACTCTATACACAAAGAGTACATAGGAACATACACAGGACAGCCGTTAGTGTCCAGAGATATTTGCAACATCGAACACACAGAGAAGAAGATAGTACGGTTTAAACAGCAACGCTGTATCAACTGGATAAAAGAAAGGCTTAAGCAAGGCGTATCGTTAGTTATCTTTGCCCATCACAAGGCACTGATAGAGATGATTGCTAAAGCTTTGCCTGTTCTATCTGTGGTACATGGAGATTTATCAGCTAAAGAGAAAGCAAGACAGATACAGTTATTTAAATCAGGGATAACACTTGGCATACTATGCAGTATTAACTGTGCCAGCGTGGGACATAATTTCACTAACTCATGTGATGTAGTGTTCTTAGAGTACCCATGGAACAAAGGTATATTGGCGCAGGCAATAGCAAGATGTGCAAGACAAGGGCAGGATAGGTTTGTTGATGTTTACTTCTTGATTGTAAAGAATAGTTTTGATGAATACAGATTGGAACAACAGGACATAAAGGCGGTGATAGCCGACAACATAATAGACACAGGAATACGAGAGCAGGATACGGATGTTATGAATAACATAAGTAGACTGCATGACTATATACACGCCAAAGACACACAGTCGTTAAACAGTATCCTCACACAACTTAATACAGAATTGTTATAACGACACTTTAAAAGGGACGCGTTGGGCGTCCCTTTTTTAGTTGTCATTATCTGCATCTATCGTAGTGATATCGGGATTAACCTTATCTCCCTCAAGCTCCAACGCTTTAAACCTGTTCAATAGGTCATACGTTATCTTGCTATCTGTGGAAATAAACTTCTGCTCGTTGATTTCTTTCTTGTCCACAGGTGCAAGCCCAGCCCTGTCCAGTATATCTTTACTTGCTTGAAAGCGTACCATCTCAGAGCGGGCATTGAACGCTAAGTCTTTTATGTTTTCATATATCTCCGCGCTGTCGTCAAGAAACTTTTCCCGCATTTGTTCTTGCTTAAACTTGACTAAATCCTTAACGTTCCTACTCATGGCACTTCCTTTTAGTCCTACCGCTGCTTTAGCACGAGAGACTGGCGTACCTTGTGATACCATTGTGGCAATCTGTATATCCTTTTCTGATATAGGACGCTTATAAGCGTACCCTTTTTTAACTTGCTTGCCTTTTAAACTGTTAAAGTTTTTATTGGCGTACCGTTTATATGGTGAGTCGTTGTCCATTGTATCACCACCTTATAACTTCATACCACAATCAAGCAGCCGTTTAAAGTCCTCATTCCATATAGGAGTAAGCCGTCTGTCGTGAATGTCTCCGGACATCTGACATATGTAATACCCCAAAGGTAAAGGACGCCCGCCACTCTTCTGTACATAATCAGGATACACTTGGAACGCAGGCTGTTTAATCTCATAGCACACTCTTGCCACTGGTGTCTTGGCAAATAGATTATGTGACACAGCTATCTTTGGCGTAACTTCCGGACGATGTAAATGTTCTTTCCACGTAGCATCAGCATTGAAGTAATCGTAGGCGTCTTTACGCTGTGTGTGCTTATGCACGATGTAATGAACGTAACAATTCTTATTAACGTTAAAGTATACTACACCTTGACTACCCTTGAATAAATCTTTATCACCTAACAACGCAGCGACGAACCCCTCAATAGATATGTACGTCTCATTGTATACCCTATTAGGATGATTGCCGGATGTAATCCCTAATAGTTTGCCGCTGTTATACAATGGCTTGAGGTCTTCATACAATGCGTAAACCTGTTCGTCACCTACTAATGTTTCTTCCCGTATACTGCCCTTGCTGTTCTTGGTTGTGGTATTGGTTGCGTCACCACCAACGACAACCTTAACACTATCAGGCAATGAGTTAAGGAACTTTATTTCCTGCTGTAAATATTCTCTACTATTAAGTCCCATGTGGATATCAGACAGTACAGCAAGGTATCCATAGTTACCTTCCACTCTTGTCTTCATCACGTGTTGTTTAAAAGTTTCTGATATAAGTCGTTCTTGTTTTATCATTCATTCACCTCTGAAATATTCCTGTAACTCTTTACCTAATCTGCCTTGTGCTATATCTTCTCTAATACGTGGAGCATACTTGCCCGGTGTCTTGAGCATCCTTTTGTATTCTCTTTCTCCGTACAAGTCCTTAAGAGCATCAAGTACGTGCTGTTTCATATTGGTTTCTTCCTGCTGTATTGTTTTATCTTCACAGCTTTCTTCCGTTTGTTTGGTACTGTACGCAGCCATCTTCTCCGCTACCCGCTGGTAATCATACGACCATTGCCTTTCGTTTACCCTTGTCACATTGCGAATACTTTGGCATACGTTCTTATCGGAGCGTATGCCTTTTTTGTATTCAGCAATCATCTTGTCCATAAACTTTACTGTGTTAGGCATAGTAACCTCAGACGGAACACCCGCCTGCTCCACATACCGCACATTCCCAGCAGTGACCTACAAGCTTGACGTCTTTACCACCACATTCCGGACATACAAATCCATCCTGATGTTTAGTGACCTCAACTTCCTGAACAAGTTGTTCAGTATCTTCAAACGCATAAGCGTCGTTGAGTGCTGTGCCGATAGCAAAACCAATAGAGTCTGCGGGCAGTTTAAACAACTGTTCAATGATAGACTGAATAGATACCCCACACCTCATAGCAAGGGATACCATGCGGGTAATGCCAGCCACCTCATGGGCGTGATGTTCCGTGGACACAAAGACTTCAAACATCTTTCCATCTTTCCAGTTGACTGTCACGTACAGGTTAGTACCATCTCCTGATTTAACTGTGAATGTCTTACCTGTGAGAACCCCTATGTTGCTTCTGTGTTCTGGCTTGATACTGTCGTGTAGAATAACAGGGGTGGGTTCGTCATGCTTTACTCCGAGTATATTACCACGCTTACAATTGTCTCTGAATACCGTAATACCCTTACAGCCATTAAGGTACGCCGACATGTATACGTTACTGATGTCTTCCGGTGTTGCGTCTTCTGGTAGATTAACGGTGGAACTGATGGCGTTATCAATGAACATCTGCATGACTGATTGGGTAGAGACTCTATCCGCAATCGGTATCTGTTGGCTTTCAATTACCCACGGGAACTTCTCTTCTATTTCTTCTGCCGTTAAATCAAGTGGCAGGTTGTTAAACTTAAGCAGGTCTTCAATGGACTTAGAGTAAATCTTAAAAGTCTTTCCGCTGTCTTCCATCTTGTGTGATGTACGTTCGTAGTAGAGTTTATACAACGGTTCACATCCGCCTGAATACCTGCCAGCTAAGAGCGAGATACTACCTGACGGAGCAATAGATAACAACGCACCATTGCGTAATCCCATACGTTTAACTACATATTGCAGGGTATCAGGGAGTGAACGGAACATGGCACTTGCCGCCGTCTTGTTATAGTCGTACTGTTTGAACGGTCCGTCCTTTGCAGCTAATACAGCACTCTCGTGAATAGCCATTTCTTGCATGGTACTAAACACATCAGCAGTTAAACGAATAGCATCCCTACTTCCATACCTTTGACACATGGCTACCAGCATATCGGCATAACCAAACACGCCTAAGCCTATCTGTCTCCAGTCTGTAATACACTTTCTATTCTCGTCAAAGGGCTGTCTGTCATATCCATAATCAAGTACAGCATTTAGCGCATTGATTGCTACCTTAACTGCCGTTTTAAATTTATCAAAGTTAAAGGTGGCTTCCGGCGTGAATGGGTTGTCCACGAAGTGGTAAAGGTTCAGACTGCCTAAGTTGCAGGCAGAGTAATCGTTACCGAAAAATTCTGAGCAATTCCCAGTCAGCACGCCATTGGCAATAAAAGTATGACGCTTTGGTTCATTGAGGCAATACACAACTTCTGCCACTGGTGCCACATGAATACCGGTTATTGTAATAAACCTACGTGCGTCACGTTTAGGGTGACATTCTGAGTTTACCCTATAACATTTTAAGCCCAATTCATTTAATGTTACGACAGCAGACGCCGGTATTAAAAGTCTATAACATGGTTTGCAATAGTAAAAATCTTTCCCGCCGCGACCGTTGGGTAATAGCATTTTCCCGCCAGTTGACATTAGTTTTACTTTACTATGAACACCAAGTGTCGTCAACATTAACCTAACATTATCTAAAAACCGTCGGTTAATAGATGATATACCGATACACCCGTCAACGCTATTACGCGTGCCATCACTGTCAATTAGTCCAGCTAACCATTGTAGTCTTGACTCTATGTCGTATGTAGTATCAGGGACAAAGTCCTTATTTAGTATAGTGTTTTCTGGATTGATACGCACTCTATACTGGTTCTTATAGTCAACTTTACTCAAGTAGTTAAGTTTACCAAGTAGGTCACGTTTATCATCGTAGAGGACTATTTGGTTCATACCACGCGTTCCATCGCCGGCATAAAATCCGGACGTGTACATGTTGGGTTGATGTACACCAGTATCAATCAATGGTAAGTCAAACTTGTCAATAGCGTCACCTACTTTAAGTTGACTTGCCTCTTGCGTTGTGCCGTCTTTCATTATCCATTTATGATATGGAGTACAATCTACACTGGCTCCATTGGAAAAAGAAATCGTCAGCATAGGTTGATTAATGCCGGTGGTGTGCGGGGTTACTTCACTCCACTCTTCCCCGTTCCACACTTTAACAAGTTTATTGTTTAGCTGTTCGATGGGTACATACCCTTCATTCGTAAGGATTTCTGTGTTGCCACGAAGACACGGGTTTGATACATTTATTAGATAGTTATCATAACCGGAAAGCATATTCCAGTCACGTACCCTATCAATAAAGATACAGCCGGGGTCTCCGTAATCCCAATTTACTTTGCAGAAATCGTCCCAGAATTTCTTTGCGTTAATAACTTTAGTGCTAACTTCGCCGGTATCTTTAGCAAGAAAGTACAGCGTAACGTCTTCATTGTTTTGCACCGCTTCCATAAAGTTTCTCGTGAACTTAATGCTGATGTTCATGGCGGAAAGCTTATTGTTTTCTTCTTTGATGTGCAGGAACTCTTCGATATCAGGATGGTTACAATCAAGGGCAACCATGATAGCAGCACGTCTGCCGTTAGCCCCTACCACTTCTCCAGTGGTATTAAATACATTCAAGAATGATACAGCGCCCGTGGATGTATGGGCACCGTTGTGTACCTTAGCCCCCTTTGGTCTAAGCTTATCAATGGTAATACCTACGCCGCCACCCATAGAGAATACCCTTGCCATCTTCTTATTGATATCATAGATACTCTCAAGATTATCTTCCGGTGACGGAAGTACGTAGCAGTTAGAGGACGATGCCTTACGCCCATCGTCTCGTCCGGCAATGTATAGCGTCCGTCCGCCAAACATAAAAGTACCGTCAGCAAGCATACTCTCAACGGAAGAACGAATTTCCGCGGGTACTATGGATGCGACACGCCTACAAAACTGCTCCGGTGTTTCATTATCTTTAGAGTATTTAGCCTTAAAGATACCCATTGACACTTCATCATTTTCCCAAGCTACTTTCATATCTCACCCCTTGTACTTATAAACGTAAATGTTATCCTGCGTGTGAGGCAGTGGGTAAATGTGCGCCCTGCTGTCCGTGGGTTGGATGCTTTTGTTAATAATGTCAACAGCACCGTCATGCGTGGGACTATACCCTGCACCACGAGGACTGCCGTTACGGTCAAAGATAACCACAATGTATCCGTGTAAGATAGGGTTCACGCGTTCTTCCGCCTGCTCCTCTACCTCATCATGGCGTACTACTTCACTTTCAGGCTCACACTTTACCGGTGTTTTCCTTGTCGCTGTCTTTCGACTCGTTGTCTTTTTTGCTGTTGGCATTATCTCTCTTCCTTTTCAAATTAACAAACGTACATAGTGCAAGGCACAGTATAACCACCGTCATTAACGAGGCAAATACTCCGCCTGCTACTATCATCAATAATGTTTCTTTCATGATTACCTCGCCATTAAATTATCACGAGAACTCTTCCAGTCTTTCCTGTTCTGACTATACCCCTGAATATCCTCTGCGTCGTACTTAAACTCTTTGCGGCTTGTACTTGCAATGTTCTTTGTGTCAAAGTATGTACGCTGTAAGAACTTCATAGCAGCTTCGGTAAGGCGTATAGCTTCCTTTATCTTTCCCACCTTAGTTACCTCTGCCATAACGGATTCTTCTGAGTCAGCATACCTATCACCAACAGTGACCTTAGGCGAATGTGCACTGGATATGTGCGCCTTAGTAGCCTGCGCTATCTGTTCCTGCTCGTGCAGTTCCTTATATAAGTTAGCTACCTCTGCCTCAATAGTGTACAACAGAATAGAAGAACGCTTCATAATATCGTAAGCACTTTTCATATCTGTGTCTTGCAGGATTTTATAATCATCTTTAATCCTGTTGAATTGTACAAAGATATCGTTATTCATCGTCAGTGTCTCCTAACCTTGAATAGAAATCCCTATCGTTAGCCAGATGTCCAAGCTCCTCTTCCGTCATAGGACGCAGCATCATATTGGCATCTCTGCCATCCTGTATCTTGCTTTGCAGGTACTGTACGAGAGCTTCGTACACTTGATACATGGCACGATAGTTCTCTACCTTTTCAATAGGACAGGCAATAAGCTGTGTGTGGATGTAGTTAGTATACACCTCACCAAACTCTTTAAGCGAGTTAAGGAAGAGTTCTGCCACCCTACCCTCTTCCGAAGATAAGGTGGCTTGCATATCCTCTGGTAAATCAGACGGCATAGGCATTAAACTCCTTAGCAATTGTCATAAGCTTCTGGTGTGCTTCCTCATACGTTTCATATACGCCAAGGATGTGACCATCTTTCATACCATACGGTACCCCCATCAACATAAAGTCTTTGGTAGCTTCTGTGGTAGCATCACCGGACACCTTACGAGGTTTAATGTAAACGTCTACAACATCCATCACTTTATTTTTTTTGTCAGAAATAATAATCATAATAGTCTCCTTTAAATTTTCTTGTACTTATGTTGGGAACTGCCCTTAATCTTATCCATCACGTCATCACGGACACAATAGAGATTGCCCATGTAGTTCTTACCAATCACAACCATGTGGCATCTGTCCTGCTCGAAGAAGTCGTGTAGCCATTTGTTAGTTTTATCTTCTTTGTTGAGTGCTAACACATCGTGACCAAACAGGAAGTCTTGGAATGTATCATCATCCATAACGTGGCAGAAACCTTGATAGTGTATACACTTATACTTGTCAATGTCTCTGAACATCTTATCGTGTGTTGATGTGTGCTTGCACTCTATAATGAACTTGTCCCCTTTGATGTCCATTTGCAAGTCTCCGGCAAGGTGGTCGTGCAGGAAAGGCAGGATGCCTGTTGATTTAAGTCCACCACTAAGTGGTGTCTTATACACTGGCAATCCAAACGCCGATAACCTTGCGTACACACTACGCTCGAAGTTCCTTCCGCTTCTCCTGTTCTTCTTGCCTAACGCTATGCGTGCTGGGTCTTTCTTCCGTTTGCTTTTTATCTTATCATGCCTCGTCGAACTCATGCAGCAGATACAATGCCATCAAATCGTAGACAATACAGTCTGTTATTCTGTCCTCTACGTCTCCGGCATCTAACCCCTTTCTTAATAGTGTCATCTCGTGTTTGTCTTTAAGCATGAAGATGGTATGTAGCACATCGTCCATAGAGTAGTCATTCCCAACTCTACGTACAGTCTGTTCTTTGACGTTGTCCAGTACGCTATCACTGGCATACTGTTTATTCTTTTTCTTGAACTTCTTGAACACACCTTTCATTATCTGTTTTGAAAATCTGATGAAATCATCCGTGTCCGTCTCTATACACATTGGTTTGTACATACCGTCAGTGTTATCATACTCATAGTCTTTAGTTTCAAGCCAAGGATACATTTGTCATCTTCCTTTCTTCATACTCTTTTACTCACGAACTGGTCGTCGCGAGGGATTAAAGCGTCAACCAAGTCTACAACTTCCGACAACATTACATCCCTATAATCAACAAGTTCTTTCCCAGATAATTCTAAATGTGGAACTTCCATCCAAACTTCCCCACTCGTTGTAATAACAAACATCGGGTAATGGTCCGGATTTTCTTTAAATTGCAAGATAAGTACGTCTTTTTGTGACGAGTCTAAAACATAATTAGATTTAGCGTTCTCCAACATTTCTGCTATCTTACTCGCAAACTCTTCTTTTGTTAGTTTCATTAGCGTTACTTCTCCTCTCTTTAATCATCATTGTCGATAGTGTCAATATAATCGTGCAGGTCATCTATTGTGTCTTGCAGTATCTCAACCCATGCGTTCAGTTCTTCACATTCCTTTTCCAGTTCTTTTATTCTTTTATCTTTGGCATCCATTTCATTTACATTTCCCTTTTATGGTATCAATCGCCTGATTAATATTGTCCGGTGTTAGGTAAGACGCTCCTAACATTTTGTATACCGTCTGGCTATTCGGAACAAACACAAGGGCAAGCATTGACACGATAAACACCACGATAGATATACGTTTTACCCTCTTGAGTATACGTTCTGCCTCGTCATCCATACGGTCCTCTGTAACGGTTGGTATCATAGCAAATACAAAACCACAAGTTGAGAAGACGGCAAGTAATGCAAGGATAGAATACAGGACGTCGGCTTTATCCGCAATATAAATCAACCACGGACTAACTATCGGTTCCATCCGTTATTCCCCTTCCTGTTTCTTCCGTACCATCTCGAAAGCTTCCATCATAGCGTCTTCGCTAATACCAAGCCCGTCGCACATCCACATAAAGAGAATAACGGCAGCGTCTTTGTCATCAATTTTAGAGTCGTATGCGACGTGAATACCGTCGTTATCAGTGGTAACTTTGAATGTAATCTCTCCGTTAATTTGCTTTTCCTGTTTCATCTAAAATTCCTTTCATCAAAAACTCAACTGAAATTTTAATAACCTCTTCCATAAACTCAAGCACGCGTTCCTGCGGAACATTGTAGGCACGAGCTAACGCAAGTATTAACAGAAGTCTGATGTCGCTGCTGTCAGCCGTAGACTTCACGCTGATTTCCATTCCGTCATCGTTATCTACCTGTGTAATTAGTACCGCTCTGTCAAACTTTTCATTGTCTTTATTCATGTGTACTCCTTTCAAAGTAAGGGCAGTGGTCTTTGACGTTGCAAAAACGCTCACACTTCATACCACCCCAACGCTCACGATAACTACACTGCTTAGGAAACTGTCCTGTATCAATAGCCTTAATAAGATTATCCGCTTTCGCTTTCATGTACTTGCTTATCCAGTGGTCTGATATTTTGTTTATCTCTACAAGGTAAGCCGGCTCAAATATTCCACGGCTTTCCGCTATGTACGTATTACCATCACGGACAAGCATTTCACATATCATCTTATCTGCTGTTTTGTTAAGACACTTCTTAAGTTTTATTCTGTAATCGTTAAGCTGTATAGCTAAATCGAGTCTTCCTGAACTCTTTACCCCATCGTATGAATACGTGGTGGCAAACTTATCTTTACCATTCTTGTATGTGCCTACTTTTCTTTTATGCTTGACCACGCCTAATACTTTAGCCGCCTTGTACGAACCGTAAGTCTTATCATCATACAAGTACCCGTGGTCTTTTTCGGGCACCGCTTCTTCATCGAAGTAATCGAACGCACCTGTGGAGACTCCATCGTCTAACCTTTCTTCTGTCAGTGCTTCACCTTTGGTGTTTTCTTCTAATCCGTTATGCACATTCGTACCGTGTATAGCAAACACAGACTGCATAGGATTAACTGCATAAGGCTTGGTTATCTTAAGGTATTCCTCAAGAGTACCATTTAATAATTGCGTCGTACTTGGTTTTCCTGTCCATCTCCTTTCGGCTGCTACTGCGAGCAACGCCCGCCTACTAAGACATCTTCCACAAGGAACCCATGGCTCTCCTGTTTCTGGATTTATTATACCACACAATCTACACTTTGTCAAGCACTCTTTTACTACACACTTGTTACCATCCGGACATATGAAATGTGTTAATGGCATTTTACTCTCCTATCTCTTTACACTCTTCAAGCTGTGAAGTGTTTGAATTAAACTTCATCATGAACTTTGGACTACCCATCTGATACCCACGTATCTTAGCGATGTTAAACCTTGTGATGTTGAACCACTTTGTCTCATTCTCAAGGCTTATGCCGGGACGCTGTGCCGGTCTCCAGAAGAGAATGATATAATCAGCGGATGCTTCTATGTCACCACTACCTTTGAGAAGATTAATCGAGGGCTCCTCGTACTGGTTACTCTGTCTATTCAGCTGTGACAACATTACGAAGATAACGCCTTTCTCTTTGGCAATACGCTTCATTGATTTAGAATACTGCGCCACTACCGAATACTCTTCTGTACCTTTCATGTACTGGAGATAGTCAACAGCAACAAGGTCAACCTTGCCACTCTTAAAGAGACCTTTACTGTTGATGGCGGTGATAGTATCCTCAACCTCATCCATGGTAAGTCCGTTCTTATCTATGATAAGCAGATGTTCACTGATAAGGCTAAGGATTTCTCTAATGCGTTCAGTGTCATGCAGGTACTGTCTAACCTCGTAGAACCTGCACGGTATCATCTTGGCAAGTATCCATTCAAGTACCTGTCCTTTGGTCATCTCTTGTGAGAAGAACACAACGTTTAGGTTATTCTTCCTGATTGTACTAATGATGTAATCAATCACAAAAGAAGTCTTGCCGGAACTTGAGTATGCACCAAACACAACCACCTGTCCTCTTGATACCCCACCGATACATTCATCTATACCGTGAATACCGCATGGGTATGTACCCCTTTCGTACTGTTCATCAAGGGCAGGTACGCAATCATAAAGGGTACTGACGTTATCGAGCAGGCTCACCGCCGACTCATTCGATACACGGAAGTTATCCCTAAGGTCTTGCTTGTCCTGATGCCAACGGTCAGCAAGCGTATCAATCAAATCAGCTTTAAGCATTTTGTTTCTAACGGTATTCATAAACTCGTTAGCTACTTCATACTCTTCCTCTTTGGTCTTACACTTGTTAAGCTTATACAGTAGAACAAACTTATCAATGTGTACCGTATCCGTTGGGAGCTTGACACCTTTAGAAAGCATATCTCCCATATCCTTTTCAGGTAAGGGTAGCACCCTCACCTCAAACCTTGTCAAGGCTTGGAACCGTTCTCTCACTCTATCGAGATGTCTAAGCCCAGCCTCATCTTGGTCGGGGATAATCACAATACGGATATGTGGCGGTAATACTTTGGACAGTGCTGTAATCTGTTCTCTTCCAACTTCCGCACCACAATAACCAGCGGTAGGCAATCCTAACTGATTAGCAGCCATCACATCGAAGTACCCCTCTGCAAGATATAGAGTATCTTTCAGGTTACGTCTGGCAACATTCAGCCCGTACAGGATTTGACTCTTGTCATACACAGCATTGTTCTTACTGTTGCGGTACTTAACAGGACCGTTAAAGTATCTCCTTGCTATTCCCACAGGTTGGTCGTTGTGATTATAGATGGGGATAACCAAAGCCCCGCCATCCTTTTGGTCTGCACCGATAGAGAACAACTCCAATGTATCACGAGTTAGCTTACGTGTTTCCTTGAGATATTTCGACAGACTGTCGTTCTCAAACAACAAAGCGTGTGCCTGCTTAATATTCTTGCGATAACTAAGGATAATCTCTTTCTGCTCCATGTAATCTTGACTACGGGTATAGTCGATATTCAACTCTTCGGCGAGCCTTTCGGTAGCCTCTTCATATGAGATGTGGTTTTTATCAGCCACGTAGTTGATTACATTTCCACCGGTACCACAGGAGAAACAATAGTAGGTGTTAGTGGGAAAGACAGCTAATGAGCTGTCATTACCACCACCGTGAATGGGACAAGCACCCCTGAAAGTACCGCCCAACCTCTTCAAGGGGGTATCCCTACTGATGTAGTCAGCAAGGTTTATCTTAGCTTTGATAATACTTTCAAGATTGTTCACGTGCTACTCCTTATAAAACAGAAAGTCTTTGTGTGAGTGCCTCTCTTAGTTCAGGTGACAGACGTTTCATATTGGCGATAGCCCATTCAATCCAACCTTTGTCTGTAATCTCTGATACGTCCTTACCTTTGTACTTCCCAACAGGAACAACCAAACGGTTATTCTGAACCGGTCTGTCATCGTCCGGAGTAAATGGAGTGTCATCAACAGTAGCTATATCATCAGCTACGGATGTCAATTCATCCTGTGTGGTGTTCTTGCTTACATACCCCTCTGGTAATGCCCATGCCGGAAGATTAGGTTTACGTACAATGTTGCCATACTGGTCAATAGGAACCCACGGGGTGTCAAGGTTATACAGGTATCTACCAATACCCCAAGCCGATGCCGCACGTTTAAACGCACCAGAAACACCACCTTTAAACGGCTCGAAGTCTGTACAGTTAGCTCCATCGGAACGAGCAATCGTCAACGTATCACTAACGGTTAATGCAATTGTACACAAGAACCCCTTAATCGGAATCTGTACCTCTGCTCCGTTACGGTACTGCGGGGTAGTTCCCATGTCAACGGATTTATAGTTAGCGTTCCAGCTAATGATAAGACCCTTTGTAATGAGGGAGTCCAGTCGTTCCTGTGCCGCACGGGCTGTTACGTATGCCAATGCCAAACCTCTCTGCTTATCCTTAGACCGCTTCTGCACACGCCATTCAATATCCTCTGGCGCAAAAGGTTTCTTAAGTTCTGCTAAGATATCATTTAACTGCTTTGTCATGTCGTTCATTGATAATTTTCCTCACTTCTTCTGAAATAAATTCGTCATCGGATTTGCCATCATCATACGGCTGTATTTCATACATAAACTCAACGTCGAGATAGCTTGGGTCATTCATGTAATCTAAACCAAACTTTTCAAAGAACTCTTTCTCTTCTCTGTCGTCGTATTCCCACGGGTCTTCTTTTGTCTTGCGCAGATGGTCTTGCCATTTGTTACAGACATCTTCCCACTTGTGTAATAATTTAACGTACTCGTCATGCCTTTCTTTCTCGGCTTTATATAGTTCGTCTTTAACAGCAAGTATGTGTTCGTAATCCCTACTAATCATAATAACATTGCTCGAACAACTGTCGCACATATCACTGTAATAGATTTCAGATAAAACGTAGAACATGTGCATCACCTCTTGAACGACTGTAACGTTTCCATGATTGCACCAACTACGCCATAGCCGGTTAGGAACGCCCCTACCATTGCGAACATATGACCGAATACATCAGACACGTGAACCTTAATCATAAGTCCGATTATAAATATCAGTATCCCGTAAACGGCTTTCTCTTTGTAACCCATCTTAGGTCTCCTTTCTCTTTGCTTCCATAAATTCTTGTATGACAGTACCACTAATCCTCATCACATAGGTCACGTTGGCTTGCAAGTCTGTCCCTTTATTATCAAAGATAACTAACTCCTTTACTACTCCGTTAATGTCTCCTGTGACGAAGTGCATAGGTTTGCCGGTCTTAGTCTTGTGAGCTTTCTTTTTTGTTACAGTTACAAGAAAGGTTGTGGTGCCGTCACAAACAGATGTGTCGTATTCATCAGCCACGTTATTAAATGTAACTCCGATACTATCTAATTCCATTTTGCTAACCGCAATATCGTTTATCGGGTTGTATTCAAACGGTGGCTTATGTACGTGCTTGTCTTTTAGCCAAGCGACATACTGTAACAGCTCATTCCTATTACCGGACAGTGCTCCCGCTTTCACAATACTTTCAAGTATACGCTTATTCGCGTTTGCGTTATCCTCTAAAAATCGCTTACCATCGTGACCAAGTGTGAGAAGATGCGCACTGATGCCCACATTTTTAAGTGTATCCAATCCCAGAATAATGGTACCATTTTCCACTGTGGTGTCCCCTATTTGATTAATATTGGTATACTTATTCAACTTAGGGACAACTACCTCAATACCCATCTGCTGTGCGCAAGAGATGTACTTACTAAACTTTGCCTTGTCGTATTTGTTAAATGCGAGTAGGGCGGCGAAGTAGTACGGTGTGTAGTGAGCTTTAAGGTAGGCTGTTCTCCAAGCTGTGAGCCCGTAGGCAACGGAGTGCGACTTATTAAACAGGTAGTTTGCCGACTTACTGATAGCTTCTGCTAACGGTTCTATAATTTCTTTCGGCGTACCATGTTCAATACCACGTTTGACAAAGGTGTCCATTGCTGGCTTCATCTCATTGACAATCTTTCTGCCGATTATCTTCCTCAAGATGTCTGCCTCGCCCAGTGTATATCCGCATAACACTCTGGCTAACTGCATCACTTGTTCCTGATAAAGAATGACGCCATTTGTTTCATGGAGTACCTTGTCCATAGGCTCGTACACTTTATGTACATGTCCTGATTTCCTATTCTCCAGATATTCAGCCGCCATACCACTGTCTAAGGGTCCCGGTCGACACAGTGCCACAACGATACTCATATCGTCAGCTCTTGCCACGTGTATTGATTTAGTAAACCCTTTCATAGTAGCGGACTCTATCTGAAAACAGCCGTCAGTCTTACCTGCATTAAGCATATCACAAGTCAGCTTATCTGTCAAGGGGATATCATTCCAAAGTTGTGAAACATCTTTCCCCATCAAATCAGCCATGTAATGTACAATGCTTAACTGTGTCAATCCGAGCAGGTCAAGCTTCAAGCAACCTTGTTTTTCAAGGTCATGGTAATCAGTGGCACAGACAAAGATGTCTCCCTGTCTTTCTACCGCACACCAGTTGGTAGCCTCTTTCGGAAAGACCATGATGGCGGACGCATGAGAGCCATAAGACTGAATACGTCCAACGAAGTGCCGAGCAACATCTCTGAGAGCCTCATCTGTAACTCCTTCCCAATCGTGAAAGTTGGTAGATATTTTGTTGACAGTAGCAGGCGGAATACCAAGTGCCTGCCCTGCTCTTTTGATTGCAGCTTTCTCCTGCATGAAGTTCATCGTCCTGACGTGATACACCTCACCATACATTTGTGATATGTATTCGATAACATCATCACGATAGACAGACTCAAAGTCAACGTCTATATCACAAGGTGTTACACGTTCAGGGTTACAGAACCTTTCAAAGATTGTACCCCACCTTATAGAGTCAACGCTTGTAATACCGGATAAGTAAGCAGTAAGACATCCGCCCACACTACCTCTGCCCAAGCCTGTGAGAATATTATTCTCTTTGCAGTATGTGACTATGTCCTTGATAATACACAGGTAATTCAGGTAATCACACTGTTTCAGGATAGGTAACTCACGATTGACACGGTCAATGTAAGTAAGACGGTTAGGGGCTTTAGATAAGCCGTGTTGTTTCCAACCCTCATTACACCAATCACGAATTAATCTTTCCGGATTTTCTACTCCATACTTTGGGTAGTTATCTTTACCGATGGGGATTTCAATATCACAACGGTCAACTATACTGTTCGTGTTCTGCACATACTCCCGTATTTTATCAGGACTCAAACCGTCTTTTGTCAACCTCTGTATTATCTCAAATTCACCCATCATGTAGAAGTCGTTGCTTGCATAGGCTTCCTCTGTTCCCCTGATACTCACCCACGCCCTGTGATACTTGATATCATCAGGTACAGCGTAGTGACTATCGCAGGTAACAATAACAGGAATAGAATGTTTATCAGCGAACGAAATAACTTTTCTGTTGTAGTCTCTTTGTCTGTCAAAATCATGTGGCTGTATCTCCATAAAAAAATCTTGTTGAAATATATCATGCAAAGATAGGCATAGCTCCTCACCTGCTTCCTGATTAAACACACCACCGACACAGGCTGTGGTAACTATTATCCCATCACGGTATTCCTTTAAAGCTTCAAGACCAATTCGTGGTTTCTTGTAGAAATGATGGGCACCGTAGGTACTAAGTCTGTACAGGTTTTTTAATCCGTCATAGTTCTTAGCAATCAGAAGTATATGCTGTGTACTGCCGTCCTTGATGTCTGGCTCTTCACAAAAGTATCCTTCCATGCCAAGGATTGGTTTCATACCTTTCTGCTTACAAACCTCATACATCGGGAATAGTCCGGTAGTTGTACCATGGTCAGTTAAAGCTACCGCTCTGTAATTTAATTGTTTAGCTGTATTCACAAGCTCATCTATGGTAGCGTAGCCATCGCCAACCGAGTACATACTATGTTGATGCAAGTTTGTAAACATTGTACTAATCCCTTTCCTTAACTATCTGATAAAATGCCGAGTGTAACCCATAGTCGATGTGAGTTATCTCCTTATCGTCACGCACGCTTTTCCACTGCCTGATGTACGGCGGTTTATAATCGTGTTTCTTCCACCAATCAAAGATAGACTGCATAGCTTCTTCAAACGTATCGAATGTTCCATGTGTCTTTTCTTCACCGCTCGTCACCCATTGTACAGTGTACTTGCTTTTACTTGTCGTGGTGCTCATTTTCCCTTTCCTCGATACCTCTGTCCAAAACAACAGACTCATGGTAGGCGTCAACTATTGCCTTAGCAATGTACTCATATTTGTTTTTCCCTACCTTAGGTTCTTGTAATGCCGACCATTTCTCACGGTTAATCAGTGCAACACTTTCTTCAATCGGCGTTGAGAAAATCGTACTGAAATACTGTGCGTATGGCGGTAAATCATAAGTAAACATATTATCACCTCTATTCCTTATCTTTCAATGTAGACATGTTTAATCTGTCTACCAAATTCAATAGCCTGATTGTGGTCATTCATAAAGATGTCTATGCAGTCATCAATACCACAGCGGTCATTAACAACATACCGACATCCATCAATATGAACAACAGTACCAAACGGTAAGAAGTTACATGCCACACCACCAACGTGGACGTATTCACCGGTAGCGGTGATGGTACCGCTTTCATGAGGGGTGTAGGCAGAACATTCAACACTTAACCATTCCGCGTTAATTGTACCACAACCAAGCGTAAATGTCAAGCCCAATAAACCAATAATCTTCCTAATCATTCTCATCCTCTTTCTATCACAACAACAAATTACTTACCTTTCTTTTCCTCTGCTTCCATCGCAGACGCCTTAGTGTTCTGGACAATCTTAGCCGCCCAAGCTTTCTTAGCCCGCTCAACAGCTTCTCTGTTTTCCTTAGCTAAGATGCCTGCCCACGTATCCTTTCTGCCCTCTTGATACTGTTTAAGCAATTCTTCACCCTCAATCTCAGGGCGGATTGCTTCAAACCCTTTCAAGCTCCCTTTCTCGAACACCTCTTTCATGATGTCAACAGGATACGCACAAAGGTATAAATGGAACGGCGTCTCAATGTAGCACTGGCATTTCCTGCCATTAAGATTATTCGCGACGTAGGTAGGAGAAGGCGCATATGTCTTACTCGCGAGCTTCTTAATTGTTCCCACAGGACTATAAATCCCCAGTACGTCTGATTTCTTAATATAGCAGCTAAAGCCAATATTGTACAAATCGTTCGTAAGCATGGTTTCACCACCTTTCTTTCAACTGTAACCATTCTACCACAGTCAAATTCCTTTGTCAAGTCCTTTCTTCATTAAAGTTTGATTAGAAATTGGAGACCTTTGAAATCCAACTGCCGACCTTTTGGCTGGTTCAATTCTACCACTTCAAAATCGGTTTGTCAAGTCCTCAATTTTGAAAGAAAAAGAAACCAAAGAAAACAAGAAAAGAGAGAGAGAAAGAAAAAGAAAGAAAAGAAAGAAAAGAAAGAAGCAAAGAAAAGAAAGAAAAGAAATAAAAATAAAGAGAGAGACAAAAGAACAAAAGAAACCAAAGAAAAAGAAACTGTATGTAACGGGACTTAGTCTTCACAGACTAAGTCCCTTATTACAGCACTTAGAGAGACTACCATAAATAGTAGTCTCTCGTAAGTGCTTATATAATAATCACAAAAAACAAACAATCAGGGAAGACATCTATTGGGATGTCTTCCTGTTCTTTCTACTGATTAAATAACAGTACGGTAGACTGCTAAAGGGGGCAGTCTACCTACTTTATTCTTTTGTGATTAACTGTAAGTACGGGAGATAGCTAATCGGGGCTATCTCCCTACTTTAGGTATTGAATACCGTTGTACTCAAAAGGTATTCTTTTGTTTTGTTTTTAGGGGACTTTGTCCCCCTGATTTAAAAACGTTTTTTATTTATCCCCGTAAGGGGTATAGCTTCTCCCACAGGAGAAGCGTGATGTTAAGAGACGCGCGGGCGCGCTGCGTCAGCTTTCTCTCACGCGCGTAAGGAGTGTCTTTTCTTTCCTGATTTCTCCCTTTGGTTTTCTTCCAGCTGCAAAGTGCACCTAACCACTAACTCTAAAATCGTCAAAAAGGGGTCTATTTTGGTCAGGAAGGGGCCTCGCGCTCTTCCCTAAGGTAAGATTACCTTTGGACAATTTGACCCCCTTTAAATCGCAAAATTAGCCAAATAAAAAAAGAGGGTGAATTAACACCCCCTTGACAAAGGAACAAAAGTATGATACAATACAGTTAATAACCGGCAAACTTAAGCAGGTTCTCTGTACTTTCTCTCACCTTTGCTCCAGCTTCACTCTTACTCTTCGTTACTTTCTTCGCCTGTTCACTCAGGTCAAACCTTTCTGTCTTAATCTTGTTCGGGTCTTTACCTACCCTCTGTAACTCGGCAAGGTTTTCAGGTGATGGGTTGTTAATGTAAGCCACCTGTGCTTTCTTAACGGCATCACTATACTCCTGATTGTTGGAGTAGAGGTAACGGCTGATGTCAGACTCTTCTCTGTACTTCAAGTCGGCAAACCCTATGCTCTTCTTAAATCTTTCATCCGCCCTCATACTCTGGTACTCATCTTTATTGGAGAACTTACTGTACCGATAGTGCGTACCCATAGCCGCTTGGAACCAGTTAGCCCACTGCGGAGCCTGCTTGAGCCAAGCGAATGTAGCTTCATCCCAAGTAAGCTGGTCTGTCATTATCCAGTCTTTGGTAGCCTGCATAGCAGCAGCCAAGTCAATAGCTGAACCTACCGCCGGTCCAAAGATACTGTGCTTATCTGATGGGTCACGGAACATATCAGCATAGCCAATCTTCTTACTGATATCAACACCAAGCAGTGGTGCCAGTATACCATACCCTGCTGCTTCTGCAACCTGTTTAGGTATCTCGCCTCTGCCTGCTGCTTCCATCAATCTCTTCTTCACCCATTCTTCTGGGTCTCCTGCACCGAAGAGCGCCATCATACCGGAGAAGAAAGAGAACGCAGGGATAGCCTGTGTCAATCCGGAGAACAGTGCCATGTACCCAAGGAGCTTAGCTCTTTGCTTGTGGTTCTGGCAAGAGTAAACGAGGAAGTCTTTCGTTGCCAATCCAAACTTACTGAACTGTGTGATGGCATGACCGATACGACCAAGCTTAGCTAAAGCGAGCGGGTCTGTGGTACGGTTGAAGTTGAAGTTTGTCATGTTGACAAAGTCTTCTACATAATCAACCATCATCTGTTTACGTTCATCTTCATCCTTGATTGTCTTCAAGAAGCTCTGGAACTCTTTATCCTGCTCCATCTTATAAACGCCAGCCTGCGCACCTACTACACGACAGCCGACATCACCCATGCGGAAGAATATCATTGACTTCTCCACGTTGTGTTTAAGTACGGGCGGGAGTACATCTAAGACGTTGTGCCTTGCACTAAAGTCCCCGGCGTTCATTCTTAATCTTGATGTAGACTGGTTTGTCAACCCAAGGTTCTTAATGACTTCCTGTACGATAGGGTCAAACTTGCCTATCTTGAAGTCACCGCCGGCAAAGGTGAGTTTACCTTTATCGTTCTTGCTGATTAACATATCCTTCCAGATACTGTCAGTCACCTTAAGAGCTTTGACAAAGTTAGGCATACCTGCTATCGTTGCCACGTTGAACAGCTGTGACACCTGCGCCAGTCCTGATGCTACACTGTACATACCAAGCTTCAACGGTACCTGCAACTGCACGGCACCTTCAATAGCCTCAGGCAGCCAGTAATCACCAAAGAGGTTACTCAAGATGGGAAGCTTTCTCATCTCTCTCGCTATCATAGCAGATAACTTTCTTGTGAAAGCATCAATAGCCCTCGGTCTTCCCTTGATATTATCAATGTAATCACACATCAGATTATACACGGTGGTGCCCTTATCTCTTACGTTCTGGTCATACTCTCTTCCTGTCACTCTGAACAGTGCAGAAGACATAGCCTTGACTGCCGGAGTTAATGCCCAGTAGTTGGAGATACTGTTAAGGTATTCATCCATGGCGTCAATCATATCAAGCATGTTGGTATGGTTGTTGCTCATTCTGTGTCTTGCAAATCGGGAAGCAATCATCTGCGCCCCAGCTTTGTCTATGCGGTTTGCAAGGTCAGCATAAGTATTGGTAGGAATATTCTTCCCTCTCAATCTTCTAACCAACGCTGCCATTGAATGGATTTCCTGCGCCGTGTATTCTCTTCCAAGATGCGGAGCAATGTACGGCTGTTCAGTGCCATCAATGTTAGTGGTGATGTGATGCGTCCTATCTGCCATCTCCAGCTGATTGACAATTCTCTTGAGGCTATACTCAACCAAGTTAGATTTATCATCAGGGTGTACATACGCATTTTTGATAAAAGCGGAAAGGTTCTGTACAGCTTTGTACGTCGGGTCTGCCTTAGCAGCTTCAATCTCCTGCTCTGTGGTTATAGTTTCATTGTTGTCTACACCATAGAAGTTATAATCAGAAGTCATAGCTGTATTGGTATCCAGTACGTCTAAGTTGTAATGCTGTGTCTGTCTTGTAGCTTCTGCAAGAGTATCCCTCTTCCATGCGTCCGACATATTAGGTGCAGTTCCCTTAGTGTCTTTCACCGCCTGCCAGATAGTACCATCAGTTAAGGAGCATCTGTCTCCCTTCTTGTAGGAGCGGAACTTACTGTACAACCTTGCATTGACAAGCGGGTGTTCTGCTATGTATCTGTCACGTTCAGCCATACTGTTGAACGAACCAATACCATATGTTACCCAGATACCATGTACACCGTTGACAACATCATCAACTACTTCGTCACCATAGTTATTCTTTTTCTTCCATGCTGCTATATCCTGTCCCTTTTCAGTAGGGATAAACTGCGAACGCGTTAAGGTATAATGACCGAAGATATGCGGCATAGACGCTTCTATGTATCCTGTATGGGTGAAGTTGATTGTATCTGTATTCTCTTTTTCTCTGTCCATTTCCGCCTGATAAGCGTCCTGTCTCAAGTGCATAAGTCTAAGCCATGCTCGTACAACTCTTGGGTCTTCGGGAGCAATAGCGTTATTCCCTTTGAGGAGAAGTTCAGCCGAACGCTGTTCGTCTTCACCTCTAACTTCTACCTGAACACCGCCGATATTAACTGTCTTATTGTACCGTTCATCACCTGCACTCTGGTTAGTCATGATGTTCTTGAACGTACCCTTAAAGATGTTAAGCTGATTGGTTACGCTGTTGTTATACCTCTTAACACCAAGCGGAGAATAAGACCCATCAGCGTTCTGCTTGACATAGTTGGTTCCCCACAAGGTAACGAGTCCACTGTTCTCATCCTTGAACATCTCCACGAACTTGAACTTACCTGACTGCTTAAGCTTCTTGAACATAGGTTCTGCTGCATCGTCATTCACCTGCTGCCAGTGGTCTCCCCATGATACATCAGCAAAGACCGTGTAACGTCTTGTCGGGTCGAATGTCTCCACTCTATTCTGGCAATAAGAAGCAGCGGCATATTCCGTAGGAAGTAACATGTGCGTAGAAGCAAACCGTCTCTTCTCGTCACCCAATGCGGCGAGCCTATTCAATCTTTCTCTTAATTGCCTCGTGGCTTTCTTGTCTACGGTATCTCCCCAGAATTTACTTTTCTTTCTGACAGTCAATTCATCTTTAATATCTTTAATTAACTGTGCCATCTTCTCTGTACCCTGCTGCTGGATTACCATTGCACGCTGTATTCCAACCTCAAGGGAGCGTAATTCTGCCTGCGGTAATACTTCTTTCAGTTTGTTGTGAAGAAGTACGCTTGCCTGTTGTGTCCCCTGATGTATCCAATCAGCCAGTGACGGAGTCCTATCAACAGACTCAAGCTGGTTAGGATTGTAATGCAAGCTTCCGCTCGTCCTAAGTTTGTAAGCAAGTACGTTAAGGTTATTGATAACTCTTCCGGCAGGTGTCTTAGAGTTCTCTTCCATCATCTTAACAATCTTGTTAAACTTCTTAGCCGCCTCTGTGTCGTGATTGAGTCCCGGCTTTTCTTTCCAACCTGTGTACGGTACAAAGTGGTTGCGCTTGGTTTCTTTGTTGTCGCCAAACATTCTTGGAGACCTTGCCGGTGACGCTTCCACTTTCATAGCACTACGTTCCTGTACAATATCAGGAGTGTTATTGCTATCGGATACATACACAGATGCAAGACCAATACCACTCTTCATCTGGCGTTCCATGTTAGGACTTAATGCTTCCATCAAGTCACTAAGCTTAGCAAGATGTCCAAGCGTATCAAGGTTTCCCGGCTCCAGCTGATAGTTCATAGCTTCTTCAAAAGCATATTCCGCTACGGGAGAAAGGTGCCCATCAGTAAAGTTTACATACTGTGATACGTACAGATACCCAATAGCAGACTTAATGTCAGCAGACGTGGTGGTCGTTCCTTCTATTGGAGCGGAGTTACCCATCAGACTATTGAATACTGCCAATACTTTATGAGGAGACAAGTCCAGACACAAAGTGTCATCGTGCTGTCCAACCATTCCCATCTTATCCAGTACCTGTAATGCTGCCGACATAGCCGTAGTGTTAGGCGGATTACTCATGGTCCATGAGGTTATCTTACCTAACGCACTCATCGGGTCAAGGTTAAGAGGAGAAGCAAAGCAGTCGTTAGCAAAGTCAATGATGTTGTCTCGATTGAGAGTTGCCTTATCGGAGTTTACTCTTACTCTTGGATTAGCTCTTTCAACGGAGTCTGTCAGCGTATCGCTGTTCACCACGTTGAAGTTACTATCGAAATGAAGAATACGTTCAGGAATAGTAATCAGACTCATAGCGGCATGCAGCATTTCATGAACGTTAGTGGTAACACTTTCGTTGGCAGATATGCCTACGTACATACCGTTATCTTTTCTGATTTCTTTGTTCTGTGTATTGAGAACGATAGACCTCTTGTGGGTATGCGTCTGTCCGCTTACGTACTGTCCCATCTTGCGGGAGACGATATTAAACCCATTAGCCTTGATGAAACTGCCAAGCTTCTTGAAGTTATCCTTAAACCTCTGCTGTTCTTTTGCTGACTCTGCTTTCAAAAGTGGGTCTTTTATAATGTGCTGTAACGCTTTGAAATTCTTTAATGGTATACTTGAAGTGGGATTAAGTGTATACTCAAGTTTAATCAGCTTAGAAAGTTTATCTCTAACCTGCTTAGCCTGCTCAACACCAAACACCCATTGTTTACCACCAAAGTCTTTCTCTGCCTGCTTGATAATGTCAGACATTCCGGAGTCATTGAGCTTATTCTGCTTAACGGCGTTCTGCACTTCCGTCATGGCTTCATCTAACGTATGTGTCTTATTGTCGATGTTAAACATTACCGCTTCTTGTTTCTTTGGCAACGTCTTAACTTCTGTAACAGCTTCTGCCACGGGTGTAGGAGCTTCCACTTCTGTCATTGCAGAACTCATGTTGACAATCTGTCCCATCAAGTTCTTAACAAAAGAACTATGAGCAGGTGCGTTATCAATCAGGGTATCAAGACACTTATGCAGTTCAAGCATACCCTTCTTATCAACAACACCTTTGTCAACCATACCATCAAGCAATGCACGAGTGTACACCAACGCAGTGTCGAATTTCCTCTGTCCCATATTGGGTTCAAGGTTAGACGGTACAATTTTAGACAATGCATTTTCTATTCCGAACGGAAGTGTTACTGCACCATTCTTCGTAATAGCCACATCAGACAATACGTCAGATACATAAGATACAGGCTCTGTACCTTTAGGTACTACGAAATCAGTGTTGTTTAATAGTGAGGATAGTCCTGCGTAGGGGAAGTTGTTTTCGCTGCCATCAGCATATCGTCCGCCATTTCCTGATACTCCTGCCCGTCTCTTGGACTCTTGAAGCGATAGCAGACTCTGAACATCTTCTTTAATCCTTCGTCTGTTAGCTGCGGTGGGACGCCTGTTCTGTTCGGACTTCTGTCCAGATACGGAGTTACCGCTTGGAGCTTCGACTTTAATCTTCCGCTCATCATGTCCCCGTCCTGCGCTATCTGCTGCTGGACGTACTTGTTCCATCGTGAAGTTATATTGCTCATTGTTACCCATGAACCTTTCATTAAACCAATCAAGAACATCATGCGTGAACGAATTGTATATGTCGCTGGCGTTGTTGTTCTTTTTATTGTCCATGATAAGACCTATCTTGTAAGCCTTATACTTAACCGCCTTTAGAGTATCGCTGTCGTTAGCTCTGTACCCCATGCCATTGTCCCTTAAATACCTCTTAAAGGTTTTATCAACGGCAAGCTCGTCACATTTCTCTGACAATTCTTTAATATGATTATTGGTATTGCGTACAGCTTCGCTATTGAGTCTACTGGAAACTCTATGAGGCATTAAAGCTTCCTGTCTCATACGCATAATGTTCCCAATATACTTAGCGGCTTCTTCTTTATTTCTGCCAGCGATGATGGTAATGTTATCACCATTGACTTGGATATGCATAGGCATCTGACGTCTGGTATTCAGAAAAGCCATGATGTCATACATACTATCCATACGCTGGTTGCCTATGTAGACAGTGGCGTTCTTATGTGCGGTGACGATATTATCCACAACACTTTCAGGGTGTGTTACAATAGCCTCACGCATTGCGTCACCCTTAACCAAAGCCATGGCTAATCTGATTTTCTCCGCATTGTTGAAGAAGTTCTGGAAGTGCATATCCAATGCTGACGGTGCACCGCTTGTTACAGGAGTTACCTTATAAGCAGGCAGCATCTCATTAGACTTATTCTTCTGACCACGCTTACCGTTGGCGGTAACAGATGGATGCCCTGCACCATAGTGTTGTACAATGGACGCCACCTGCGCTTTATCTTCGGCAAAGATATCTAATACTTCACGATTAAAACCAGCCATGAAGTTAATGAAGTCCTGCCTGCAAAGCTGATGACTGTTACTAAACTTAGCTTTCTGTACCCCGAAATAATCGTTCTCAAGGTCAATGCGACCGGTACATAAATCAAGGGCGGCGTTTACCATGCGCAGATATTTATTCATTAACCTACGCGGGCGTCCTTTCTCATCATACCCCCACAGCTTATCCTTTTCAGGAATACTTTCACGGGCATCATAAGCCAATGACAGCTTGTCAGAAAGTAAACCAACTTCCTTATCAAACCCTAATTCCTTCAAACGCTGGTTAGTTTTGTCTATCGTGTGTACATTATACCCCTGTCCTTTTCTGTTGGAGTAAGGGTCGCTTGACAACTCATCAGAAGTGATAAAGTTCTCTAACGCTTTCTTTTCCGCGTCTGTAACTTCATTGAAGAGTGTAGGTTTAGTAGTAGAGTCCCACAGCCAACGCTCGTTATCGTTCACTCCTCTAAATAGATTAGTGTTACCGTTAAGACTTTTAAGTATGCGGGTTTCGGCAGAAGCAAGTTTACTGTCGTATTCTTTACGTTCCTCAAACGGGTCGAACCCTCTTGTCTGCTGGAACGCAGCTACTTCCCTAACAATATCATCAATCAATTCTGTATCCTGTTTGGCGTACTTCATAGCCTCACGCATCTGCTGGAGACTATCAAGGATGAACAACCCCTTAGTGATAGGAGAAGTTTCTACGGGTTGTCCACTTAACGCTTCCTTGTGGGTATCAAGAATAGTCTTAATGTTATTGTCGATAGAGAGTACGTTCATTAAATTACGTAACGACTGGAAGTCCTGTGCATTTTCTTCATCATAGAAAGCAGCACGTCCACGTGATGTAACACCTTTCTTGGTTTCATCACCGACAACGTTTACCGCCTGCTGTTCTCCTGACATTGTACCACGTTCAGTTTCTCTGACTTGGTCAAGGCTGCTTACCTTATATCCTCTCTTGGAATAGTCGGCGTTAGCCTTAAACATATTCCTCTGCCTTGCCATCAGGAGTCTGCTGATAACACGTACGGTAGATTTATCAAGGGTACTAAGGTCATACTTACTATCAATTTCTTTGATGAAATCTTTAGTAGAAGCAACACCGGACACCATATTGTTGTCAATCGTTTTTACGATGGCACCCAGTATACCGTGGCTCTTAGCCTTATTAACCTCTGCCTGTACGGATTTAATACTGTCATTAAACTCTTTGGCAGCTTTCTTCATTGCTGTGCCGAACGCTTCTCCACCTGCGATAGGAGAGTCCCACAACTCTTTAAACTGTGCTGCGTACTGTTCATTCATTTCCTTTGAAACGTTAGGGGAAACCTGTCCCATAATACGTTTCATCTTGGAAATGATGTTACCGTAGTGCGACTCGAATACCGGCAATACTTCCGCCATATTATCAAGTGTAATAAGAGTATCTACCAGTTCCTTCTCCGGCAGCTTAACAGCATCCGATAAGTATTTTGGAGTAACCTCTGTATTAAATACACCATCAACCAAAGTATTAGGAATAGCAGTACCTTTGGGTTTCGTAGCTTTTACTTCACCCTGTTTAACATAGTCGCTGCTAAGCTCCCTAATACCGGAAGAAGCGGCAAGTCCATCAATGGCTGCTACAATCTTTGCCAGCTGTTCATCAGGAAGTGCATCAGGGTTCACGGCTAAGATAGCCTTCAATGCGTTCTTCGTAGCATCAGGAATACCATCATTACTATTGATACTTTCCTGATTGTCTTTAATGTATTTCTGTTTCTCTTTAATAATATCCTTGGCGGATACTTCACCGGTCTTATACGGTGCTCGTTCTTCTACCTTACCCTTTTCGTTAATGATAGTATTCTGTCTATCGTTCTCTACCCTATGACGAGCGTGACGTACAAAGGCTCCCACTAAAGAGTCAAGGGATACACTATATTCCTTACCGCCAACCTTTACAGTATAAGCGGGATTATATCTACGTATACCAGCACGTACTGCATGATACACATAAGGAGCAACATCTTTGATAGATGTATTTTCATTAAGGTTCTTAAACGCAGAACTAAACGAAGGACGGAGCATGCTGATAACAAGACGGTTCATGGCATCGTCTGCCACCTTACTATCCGCACTTCTTGCTTCTTTAAGGAGCCTGTTAGTCTCTGCCCTTGTCATGATGTTTGCCGTACCATAACGGTTAGCATAGTGGTATCCCACATCATCGTTAGCAACATCAGAAACCGTAGCGCTATCTACGGATGGAGCGTTCTCTTTTACTTGTCCTGCGACACCTTCATCTAAAAGCTTAGCCTCGTTCTGTTTGACTGCACGTTCGGACGGGAGTCCTTCATTAACTTTTTGAGGCGCAATTTCATTAACAGTTTTTTCAGGAGAAGATATAGCCGAATTAAATTCATTTAATACCGCCTGCCTTTTCTGTAATTTTACCTCTTCGTTTTGAGTGTTGCCACTCTGGCTTTCGGGACTTGTACTGGCTGTACTTTCATTCCTACTTTCTGTCCGCCCTGTTTCATTCCTCTCTTCTGCGGGGCGGATGCTACGTTCGATTTGATTGTTTTGAGTGCCGACATTTAAAGTAGCCCTTTCTATAATTGGAGTAACATCCACATGGTATTTATTTCCAAGAGCAGTGACTGTATCAAGTATCTGTTCTCTCATGGAGTTAGATGTATCATCAGTCTGCCCTTGTAGTTCAATAAGAGCTTTGTTAAGTTCTCTGATTGCCATGTGGGCTTTTCTGGTTTTCTGTTCTATATTAACTTCCGGAGCCTGCTCAACAGTCTGTTCCACCTGTGGAGCCGTCTCTTGCATGGGGACCGTTGCAGGGACTTCCTCTGCCATAGACTCTCTCGTATCCTGAGGTACATACTTCCCAACATTCTCCTCGTTGGTGATAGGCATCTGGTTGATATCAGCTGTCGTATTGTCCACCTGCGGAAGTCCAACATACGGATTAGCCTGATATACGTCTTCATTCACGGTAGGAATGTTTGCCATATTATCAGATAGCATCTGTGTATCAACAGGTTCAGGAGCAATAACGTTTAGAGGTTGAGCGTCTTGGGTCGGCTGAGCGTCAGCGACAATGTCGCTCTGCATATAAGGAGAAGCGTGCTGTGTATAAACTTCATAAGCACCAGCAGGAACACCCATAAAGAACGACGGGATAGCCGCTTCATTAAACGCCTGCTTCTCATCATCACCAAGAGTACCGGACA